TTTGTATTGAACTCCTGTGTATGAATTAGTTATATAAGTCAATGCACTTACTAATGCAGAACTGAATATAACAATCCAAGCACTACCGTTCCACTCTATAATATCATTTGCATACGCTTGTGGGTCGGTATTATCATTATTTTTCCAAGCATTAGGGCCATCATAACCTTGATTTCCGTATTCAGGGTTAATGTTTAAATCTTCTAATATAAGATATCTAGTACCCGCTACATTATTTTTAGGATTAAATGTTTCTGGATTTACAATAGCATCAACTGATCCTCTACCTGTTGGATTATATGTGCTAGATATAATTGTATTTGATGGTACTGTATCTGCATCTATGTTTAATAGCATACGTCGTTCATCTGTAGGATCCAATGTGATGTATGCTACAATTTCATTGCCATCTGGTTTTGTTAATCTTAGTTGACTTAATCCTGCACGGAACTGCCCGGGATATAAATCTAATAAACGTAACCAACTACTTTGAATTCCTGGAACTGATATATCAATAATATCACCTTGTGTGTTTTCTGATATAAGTGTGGCAACATTATTCAATACTAATAAGTCAAAGTCGCCTGGAGTTACTGTGGTATTAAAGACATCTGTGGTAACTACATCTATGCTTTGTGTTGTTATAACAGCATCAGGATTAGAAAAGTCGCTGGCAATGGTTCCTTGTGCGACTGCCGCCGCACTGGCAATAATTTTTGTAATAATACCCAATTGTTTTACTTTAGCAGGAGGAGTTATCCAAACGTGAGAATCAAATGACATTGTTAGCACATCTATATCTTGCTCCATTCCTTGCGGAACACTTCGACTACTCCAATTTTGAGCCTTTAGTGTTAATACACTGATACTGGTCCAGTCAATATAATTGTCAGTAGTTTGCAATTCTAAACTGGGATTAAACAGTACAGCAATTTGTTCCCATAACTGTAATTTTTGTTCAGTATTAGTAGTCCATATATCTGCATTAAATGTTGCTAGATACGGAGTAGGCATTAATTTTTCTACCGTGTAGTTAGATCCTTGCTGATTAAGATATTGCCCAGTTGTTGAGTCAAATGCCCTTTCTCGCACACTTATTGTACTAACAAATGTAGGGTCTTGTACTCTAGCCTGATCAAATTGTAAATCTTTAATATAACAAGAAATAAAAGGAGCAGATGGAATAGTATTCTCACTGTTCTTTTTCAATAGACTACCCACTTGTCTGCTCATATCTCCGTAACGAACTGGCACACGAGTAAGAGTACCTTTAGCATCTTGATAACTAAAGTTACTCATAATACGCATAAATTGTGTAAGATAGCGTCTTACCTGCCCATCATAGAAAAAATCCATTTTAATTATCCGCCTTTGCTTTTAGTGCTTTGCTCAGTGCTTGTCTCTCTACTACAACCTGACCATCAATATTAGCAGTTGTTGTATTATTAATAAATCCAGTTTTAAGTGTTTGACGTACAGGCTGGCCAGCAAATGCTCCTGTGGTATCTTGACTTCCAAAGTTATTCAACGTCATTCTAACATTGTCTTCAAATTTAACCCAAAACCTTCCGTCATATCTGAATAATCTGTTAGGCAAATAATCTGTACGCAAATAGAATTGCCCAGTAACAGCAGTAGATGGAAAACTTATACCAGAACTAAATGGAGCACCGTTTGGCGGTGAACCATTTCCACTAAGATACCCAACATAATAATCTTGGTTAGGTGTTTGTAATACAACACTAGCATCCAACATTGCTTGTTCTATACTTGCATCGCCCAATGCTGTAGTACTTCCTGCCGCACTAGAATCTGCAACATTCACAAGTCCTGTACTAGTAGTAGTTGGAATAACATATAAATTTGTGGTATTAAATCCACTATTAGGTACATCAGCATCTGCTTGTTCTATAATCTGATTATTGATATCGATACTTTGTTGATATGTACTTAATAGATCTCGTAATGTACTACCATCTCCGGCTCCTGCATCTGACCCAAGAATTTCACTGAACTCCTGACTATCAACTAACGGAACACACTTAGCACGAAGTAAATGAGGATACCAAGTTGAGCTAAACCCCGAAGCAGGACGACTAACATCTTGTATTACATAAAATCTCTTTAACGCAACCAAACTATTGTCAAGCGCATATTCATCTTTTAAATGGGGAAGTTCAATAACATCCCCTGGCATTAATTTTCGACCTATATTATCAACACTGTCTCTAAGGTGAAAAGTAATTAATATATTATCATTGCTTAAAAATAAGCCAAATTGACTTAGATTAAAATCTAAATCTTGCATTGTATAAATGCCACGAATTATATATACATCTGGTGCATAGTGACGATCTCTATTTTCCATAAAAATAACGTCTTGTATTCCTAATTCAGGAGTAGCATTAGTATTAACTGGAGTGCTAGGTGTACTTTCTCCATCTAATGGATCTACAGGACTTAGGTATTTGTGTACAAATACATCTGTACCTCCAACCTGAAATTGTTCGTTGATCACGCGATCTAAGAACTTAAAATCCGCACTTTTTTCTGGTTTGTATAAACTTAATCGAGGAATTTTAATTCTCCTTTAATAACCTTACAGTTATCGTTGTGCCATCTTTTATAATTACCTTTGGTAGTAGTTTTACCACAATGCTCACAAGTATGTAATGGCATATTTAAAACACCTTGTCTTATTTTTTCTTTACGATCTATTGATAATTCTTTTCCGTACCCAGGATGATTTACTCCAGATCGATTTTGTATATGCTCAATTGATTGTTTTTTTCCTCGGGTTTTTTCAGATTGTTTTTGTCTCGATTTTAAACTTCTAATATATCCCTTATGCGCTTCGCTAGCATTTTTACGGTGCTCGATAGTCCATTCTTTTCCGTATGACGGATGAGCTTCTCCCCTGATACCATATCTAGGATTATTTTTTCCACTAAATTTAATGCTTTTAATTTTAGAACCTTCTTTTTTTATATTTTCAAAAATTTTAGAATTAACTTTATATCTTTCTTGATTATCATTTTCTCTGTATAACATACAACTAAAAGCATTCCACATTTGGTATTTGTGTTTAACATTTTCTACCATTTTAGTAAGTAACCAGTGACAAATAAAATGTTCTCTAGCACTTAAAAATATAAGATTTTCTTTAGAATTACTACCACCTAAACTTTTAGGAATTATGTGATGTGTTTCTCCGTAAGATTCTATCGATCTGAGTTTAGCAGAAGTAATAATATTAAAATACCATTTGGTATATTTGTTTTGTAAGAAGGTAAAAGAGTCCTGCATAGTATTGTATTTATAAGCTAAATATTCATATGACTGATACAGAAAACGAACGCCAAAAAGTTATTGATTATGTACAAGCTATGTTAGGTAGCGGTATGATTGATATTGAGTTGGATCCTATCCACTATACTACCGCCATTGACCGTGCTTTAAATAAGTTTAGACAAAGAAGTAGTAATGCATCTGAAGAAAGTTTTGGATTTCTAACAATAGAAGTAGATACAAATGACTACCTACTACCTAATGAAGTCACTGAAGTTAGACAAATTTTCCGTCGTAGTATTGGTTCACGTACCGGCGGCGGTGATGGTGGAAGTTTATTTGAACCTTTCAATCTTGCATACTCTAATACTTATTTGTTAACAAGTACAAATATGGGCGGGTTAGCAACATATTATGCTTTTGCTAGTTATCAAAAGCAGGTTGGTAAAATGTTTGGTAGTGATATTAATTTTACATTTAATAAAACTACAAAATTATTGACTATTATGCAACGTCCTCGCTCTTCTGAAGAAGTATTATTATGGATGTATAATTATCGTCCAGACTTTAATCTATTACAAGATCCATATGCTAGCCAATGGTTACGTGATTATACTTTGGCAACCTGTAAAATAATGTTAGGCGAGGCTCGTGAGAAATTTGCCACAATTGCTAGCCCACAAGGCGGCACACAATTAAACGGCGCTTCCCTCAAAGCAGAAGGAAAAGCCGATATTGATATACTAGAACAAGATCTAATTAATTACAAAGATGGCGGAACTCCGTTAACGTTTGTAATTGGCTAAACAAATCTTGACATCATAATAAAAATGTAATAAATTATAGTATCACAAGGGGATACTATGATTGTAGGAATATGCGGGTTTATCAGTTCAGGTAAAGATACAGTAGCAGATTATCTTTGCAATTTTCATCAATTTCGCAGAGAAAGTTTTGCCAATAGTTTAAAAGATGCTGTTGCTCAGGTGTTTGGATGGGATAGAGATCTGCTCGAAGGTAGGACAAAACAAGCCCGAGAATGGCGAGAACAAGTAGATCCTTGGTGGGCAGAGCGTTTAGGTATGCCCAATTTAACACCACGATGGGTTCTACAATACTGGGGCACCGAAGTATGTCGCAAGTCATTTCACAATGATATTTGGATTGCCGCATTAGAAAATAAACTCCGCAATTCAAAAGACGATATTGTTATCAGCGATTGCCGCTTTCCTAATGAGATTAAATCAATCAAAGATGCCGGAGGTATTGTTATTCGTGTAGTACGCGGTCCAGAACCCAGATGGTATGATGCCGCAGTCAGTGTTAATAGAGGGCCAGATGGTAATACTTCTTGGGCACTTAGCAAAGAAAAATTAGAAAGACTTAAAATACACGCAAGTGAAACAAGTTGGGTCGGCACTAAATTTGATTATATATTAGATAATAACGGATCTATACAAGATCTATATGATCAACTACAAACGATGATTAAAAGTCAGGTACAAGATCCCCTTGCTTCCAACGAACCCCCTCTTTATGTAGCACTCTCTGACAGTTTGCGCATACAGTCTTTAGATTTGTAAATTTACAATTTGTAAGTTCTCCGTCTACGTGAAATACATTGAATGATTCAGGATGTGGTGATTTAAATCCACATCTATCACATATAGATTTTTTCTTATATCCAGAAAGTGCCCAAAGTGGCCTTTTCTCTTTATAACCGCGAGCACAGTGATCGCACATTGATCTATAGAATGCACGACCTTCTTTATGATAATTGATTGCTACTGGATTTTCACCACATTTTTTACATAATTTTCTCATTACTGCCCTTTTTATGCCCTTTTCATATGTATTTAATACCTGCATTTTTTATAATGCGGGCTAAATAAAACAAGTAATCCACTAAGGAGATTGACAAATGGCCACATTAGGTTCACCAGGCGTACAAGTAAGCGTTATCGACGAGAGTTTTTATACTCCAGCCGCACCATCAAGTACACCGATTATATTCGTTGCAACAGCACAAGATAAAGAAAATGCTTCTGGTACAGGAACAGCACAAGGAACGATTGCTGCCAATACTGGAAAAGTTTGGTTAATAACAAGTCAGAGAGACTTAACCGATACATTCGGTACACCGTTATTTTATACCGATACAAATGGTAATCCACTTCATGGTAATGAACTAAACGAGTACGGTTTACAAGCCGCTTATAGTTTGCTAGGTG